GTTGAACCTGCAAATACAATTGCTTTGTCAATCTTGGTATCACCTGATGATTGTTTGCCATCCATGGTACGCATTTGTTTTTGTACGGCTAACAGTTCTTTGTTAGCATCAACCACGTTCTTCAGGAGAGTGCCATAGACTTCAAACGCCCTTGGGTGTTGTCCTGCTTTGGCAATCTGTAGGATTTCTTCCATGGCGTCCTTGCCTGAATCAATCAATTCCTGTAGGTTATCTTTAGTTTGTTGGTATGCATCTTCCAAATCATTTTTCAAATCTGGTCCACCATCATCCACTTTTACCATAGGCAATTTTGATTTTTCCTCCGGCATTTCAACCGGAGTTACATCAAATATTTTTTCCATGTTCTTATCAAATGTATTCATAGTTATTCACTTATTACCAAGTATTGTTGCTCCACGCAACACGTTTCCAAATGTCTGGTGAACCGTTTGTGTAGTCTGCTGTACAGAAATACAGATATGTTGCATTGGCAACCAAATGACCTTCTTTGTCTCCAGCCACACCTTTAGATGTTGCAGGTACATTTTCTGTCAAATTAAATGCGGTGGCTTGTGTTGTGCCATCAGTAAATGTCACTGAACCGACTTGTGTGATTGTCTTACCACTTAATGCCATACCGGTGATTTCACCTGAGGACGGGAACAAAATCTTTCCGTTTGAGGTGAAGTCCCACTTCTGACTGAAACGTGTAATTGTTTCTTCGTTTTCTGGACTTGGATTCTGATAAGTTATAACATTCATTGTATATGAATAGTTAGTGTTGTCAGCAATAGTCACTGTTGTGTTACCAGCACCAACACTACTTGAACTTGTTATAGTGGCCTCAGGAACAAAAACTAATTTAAACTCACCCCATGTGCTGCCATCTACACCATAGTATGTGCCAGCCAAAGAGTTATCTGTCGGTAATTGATATGTTAAACCAATGGCCACATTACTGTTTGCTGGATATGCATGACCGGAACCAACCAGATAATTACCCTTAACATCCATTTGTCTGCGACCAAGAGTGATGCTTGTGTTTGCACCATTAAGTGTCAACGCTTTTGTCCAGTGTAAATCACCAGCCAAGGCACCAATTTTATAAGTGATGAATGAATCATTGTTCGCCACTTCACCAAATGCACTTACATAAAGGTAAGAGTCGTCCCATTTAATCCAATTGATTTCTGGTGTCAAACCAGTCAATTCTGATTCCCACAACAACGTGTTATCGGCGGAAAATTTATAGATGTTGGTGTTTGTTGCTGCATAATAGTTATTGGAACTATCATATGTCAAACCGATGATTTTATTTCCTGCAGCATTAACACGATTGGTCCACTCATACACACCTTCAGTTGTGTGTCTGTGGACTTGGCCATTAACTGTGCCGGTCAAAACACCACCTCTACGTGGTAACGCAGTCACAACATGTGCATTTGCAGAAACTGAGGCGAATTTTGTGAAATACAACTCACCTGTGATATCCAAACCAGTCAATGTGTTATGTTCACCTACGTAATATGCAAAATCTTCATCGTCAACACAAATATCTTTTGAACCAATACTGTCGGCAATGTATGTACTAAAAACGTTTTGGCCAAGATAATTAAACTTGGTTACCATTGTCGAGTAATCATCTGGAATGTTTGATAACAAATAAACGTTGTTGTTTGCATCAACGGTCACAGCTTCACCATAACTCGGCATCAAACTGTAACCATTGGATGTGGATACGTTCATGGCTGGTAGTGAACGTCTCCAGTAAATATTACCTTGTGTGTCGTACTTAACGACTGTTGCTTGTGGTAGTCCAGTAACTTCGTTCTGTGTGGTCATTGCCACCAAAATGTTGTTTGCTTGGTCATAAGCAACACCGTTTGCATATGTATTGTTTGCTTGTGTGTCAATTTGACCAAACAATATTGACCAAGCTTTACCATCGTGTCGGTCATTACCAACTTCAACTTTGGTATTACTATACATCAATGTGTCTAGAAACTTAACTTCTCCCAAGAACACTGTGTTTGCTTTGTCGTATGCACCTTGAGCCAAGGTTTGGTTGTCAACATAATAGGTGTTGGAGGTATTGGCATCATTTTGAACTTGTGTATACAACTCGGAGAAGTTGCTGTTCGTTTTGGTAAAGGCTGTTCTTAGTGAATCACCTCTACCATCGTTTGCTCTAATACCAATGTTAATAACTTGTTTAGTCATTTATTTCTCTCTTATTACTGGTTCGCAGCTTTGTTAATTGTTAGAACTTGGTTCAAGGTGTTATCAGCCTTAGCGTCTTGTTTATCGACTGTCATGTAATCAATGTCAGTAGATACCTTGCCAACTGAATCGACTTCAACGAACTTCAATGGGTTCAAGTTGTAGGATGTAAAGTTGTAGTTTGCCAATGTATTAATCCCGTATATAGGTTGGTCGGATACAAAGTTTCCTGTGAGTTGTTTCAGACGTAGTACGTTGTCTGTAAACTGCACCACTATACCTGTGGCTGATGCATCATCGGCTGTGTAACCTTGATATACAGTTTCACCGACAGTGTATGTTCCATAACCAGAGTTTAAGTCCATATAGAATTCTACCACCTCGTCTGTGGTGATAAGGTTATATACAGAAACGAAAGCACGATTGATGACATTTGTTGTGCTTGGTTTACCAAACACGAATCCTTTGACTGTGAAGTTTAATGTCCACACAATCATTCTGGTGTCATTCTCTCTAGGACCTTCATAGGTAATTTCATGCGAAGTTGAATTCAGAATGACAGGAACTTCTTTGATTGTACCCATCTCAGGAATCAAATTCAATTTGATTGTATAATCTGGTGTGAAATATGGTAGTATGTGTTCAATAATCTGTGTACCATCTTCGATATTTCGTACATAGATGTAGAGGTTGAAATCAAAATTATAAGGAACTGGATTGTAATTGCCGACAACTCCATTGGCTGTCGAAGCAAAGTTCTTTATGTTTGTGTTTTGTTTTCTGGAAGAATCGTAAGTTAAACCTGCCATCTCAAAAGACATCCTTGGCAAGGTGGCTTGCACCTTTTTGTCCAAATTCATATCTTCTTCGATACGCATAACATAACGTTCTTTGGATGCATATGCGATAGGCACAATGAACCTTTCGGTTTCTTTGTTGTCTACGTCATATCGGTATAACGTGATGTTGTCGAATAAGTTACCGAACCCAACAACTAATTTTCTAATGACTCTATTATATGTTGACATTATATCTTACCAAATGGGTTCTGTTCTGTGAAGTCAATGATATTGTTTGCTGCATCATGTAGGTATGCATTATCATAAGCTTCATTACGTGTACTGTCTTTGCGTGGATCATGTGACGATAGATAGAATTCTGCATTACTTGACGCACTAAGAATTGCAACGTTGTCTGAGAATTCACCTGCAACGTTTGTAACCTTCAATATGTTATCTACACCGTCAAACTCTTGTACCATAGCAACCACAGTTGCATTGGCTTGCGTGCCGTCTGGTGACTGGAATACAACCTCACGTGATTCGTATGTGCCAGTTCCACCTGCGGCCAAGTTCAACTCCAGTGTGTAACTGGATTGAATCATAACCTCATCAATATCTTCCACACCAGTGTCGATAACTTCTTGTGAATACTTGAATTTCTCTAGTTCCAATTCATAGAAGAATGGAATTCTGCGACCCAACATGAAGAAATCTTTTGATTGGTTTGTGAATTTAATTTCAAACAACTCACCTGTACCGTTTAAGAACGGAACATAAATCAAATCACCTTCACGTGGACGTGAGAAGTGGTCTTGTGGTACTCGTTGTGAGAATGAACGTTTGGAGATAATTACAGTGACGTTGTTTTTAATTTCCAAACCAAACTTGGAGAAGAATTCTCTTTCGCCTGTGTAATCCATAGCAGACGACAGGTAGAATTCGATTGGGAAGGCTGAACTGAATTTCTTAACCGGATCTTCGCCGTAAAGAATGTCTCTATCTGTCTCATTTTCAATAGGCAAATAGTATGCATCGAAACCCATTATCTTAATGGATTCCACGATTAAGTCCTCAACTACCCTTTGTTCGTTGAGTGCATTATAGTTATTGAAATAGACTGATGTTGCCATATTAGTTCATATAGAATTCCAGCATACCACCGTAATTCTTTTCCATATCTGTTTCTAGACGATTGATTTCTTCTTGGGCCTCATCGAATGTTTCTTTACCATTCAGTGTGATGCCACCAGGCAATTGCATACCACCAAACTTTTTAAGGTTGACACCCCATTGTCGTTTGATTAGTGCTGTTGCATATTCTTTCAACCAACGGTCGTTCCAAACATTTGCATATTGTTCTGGATCCAAGTTGGCATAACACTCAGCAATAACTGTTGTTCCCACTGGAGCCTGAGAATGACCCCAAGCCCAATCAATCATCAGGCGTTGTGTGTGACGGTTGAAACGAATTGGAACCTCGCCGGTGAACATAAGTTCAAGGTTGCGAAGGTGTTGTTGCGTTAGTGTGTAATTGATGTAGGATGCCGAGGTGAAGTCATATAACTCGTTCAGGCGTAATTGATATCGCAAATCAAACATGTTGACTGACGATAATGAATCGGAAATTGGGAAAATTCGGGTCACACCAGTAATGTCCAATGCGGTATTGGACGAGTCTCTAGCCTCGGTCAAGTCCAAATATCTGTTGTCGATATCTGTCTGGTCTATTTTCTTGATGTAATAAACTTTTTGTAGACCGTCAAAATGGTAATCGTGCCAGTACTGTAACGCATCGTCAATACGGTCTTCAATCTGGTCATCATCTACGTTGATATCAATGACCGGGAAACCGAGACGCTTTAGGCAGTAATTTTTGAAGTCGGCTCTACTTGTTATAGATTGGGCCATTACTAAATCTCCTTTAATCAGGTATTTAGTAATGTTTAATTATGCTGGATATCGGATGATTACAATACCAGAACCACCTGCGCCGCCTGCAGCATTCAGACCAGACATACCTGCGCCACCACCGCCACGATTGGTTGTGCCTGCAACAGCGGATCTATAAACTGCTGTTGCACCACCGCCTGCACCACCAACACCTTGTGTTGCCGTAGTTGAAGCTCCACCTGCGCCGTTGTTGACCGAACCGCCACCACCACCTGCATAGTATGTACCCAAGCTTTGCCAATTTAAACCATCTCCGCCTTTACCACCATTACTACCAACTGGTGATGCGCCTGCTTGAGTTGCGCCACCGCCACCGCCACCTGGTCTACCTGATGTTGACGAAGCAGGCGCAGTACCACCGTTGGTTCCTTGTGCAGGCGATGTCGAGGGTGTATTACCTGCACCACCAGTTGCTGCAAAAGGTTGACCGCCACCACCAGAACCACCAGCAGCACCGATACCTGAATAACGACCTGAACCACCACCACCGCCGGTACTGGTCAAACTAAAGACTGAACTATCTGAACCTTTGCCACCCAAACCACCGTTAGCTGCACCACCTGCGCCACCGCCACCGACAACAACAGAGTAACCAGTTGCTGTTGGAACTAACGATCCGTAACGACAACCACCGGCACCGCCGCCACCGGAACCGTTACCGTCTGTACCACCGCCGCCACCACCGCCAGCAACAATTAGATACTCTAAGTTTACACCAGCTGGTGCGGTTGTTACTGTGAATGTGCCTGCGCTTGTGAATGTGTGATAAACATAACCACTAATTGTTTCGACGGTATTGCCACCGGTTGCAGAAATTTTTGCTGCTCCGGCCGCAGCAATTCGTACCCTAGAACTTATTCCGGTAAATCCACCAGTAAAAGAAGTGAACTTCATTTTAATTAACCATAATTTGATGCTTGACCGTACACTGTCCATGTACTACCGGTACGCAAGAAACTGAAAGAAACTATGTCGGTCTTGTTTGCGGTTCCGGTTGGAGCTGTTGAACTTGTCCAGTTTATTGTCTGTGCTGCGCCACCGATTTGTACTGCCGTAGGTAAGTATGCCGTGGCACCTTGCACAATAACCAAAGCTGTGACGAGTATTCGGTCATTGGTAGTCGGTACGTTTGTGAAATTGGCAGTAAAGTCTGCGGCCGGCGATGTGTGGTAGAACGATGTTCCTGTTGCAACATCATGTGTCACTGTTCCGGTTGCACCAGATTTGGTTTGTAGTGTTTCTAATGTTGGGCCCATGGTGACCCAAGAACTGAAGGTTGCATCACCACTTACGGATAAACCAGTTAATGTGCCTACCGATGTTATGTTTGCTTGAGTTGCACCACTAACGGCGATGGATGTTGTGGCATAATTAGCAGTGTTGCAAGAGTCTGGTGCCGTGTTTGCTTTTATAAACGCAGCGTTTGCATACAAAGAAGCGCCAGCTGCGTTAGATATTGCGGTGTTGGCCTGAGTGAATGATGCATCGGTATATGATTTTAAATCAACGCCACCAGACAAAACTGTATTTGCCGCCAATTGATTGATGGAATAGTTTAATGTCTGGTTGAGGTTCGATGGTTGTATTTTCGTGGTCATCTGTAACTACTGTGTTGGTATTTTATTGTTTATTTAGGGTACCAACACACAACATCATTTGTCGTTTGATGGTTTATCTTCGATGTGATATACAGTTGTCGTTTTATTTTCCAATTGTGTATTTGTGGAATTCATTGCATGTTTGAATAATTCATGGGCAGCTTCATTTGATTTGACCATTTCATTTCTGAAACTTTCAACTGCTGCACCGGTTTGTCTTTGCATACCAGAATTTTCAATAAGTAACATTGGTAACCATGACATTGCACAATTCCATTCATCCACTCTATTTCCGGTATTCATATCATAACCTTCAACTTTTGTGAACCACGCACATTTTAGACCAACACATTCCTCTTTAATCAGAGGACAAAAATTTTCACGTTTTAATTGCATAATAACTCCTTAAATAAACCAAGTAATGATACTATATCTAGTACCTTTTGTCACAGTGTTAATTTGATGTGGATATAAAAAATTGCTGGGAAACATGACAACGGAACCTTTTTTAGTTTTTATTTTTACTTTGTTGTCAAAAAATCCCCATTCACCACCTTCATAATCATCATTTAATGCAAAAGAACATGACACTGACCTAGGTATATCTTTGAAACTGTCTGTGTGTTCTTTATAAAATTGACCTTCTTGGTAACGCAATAATTCATAACCTGAATCGTTTTGGATTTGTGATGTTGGATTCATTTCAACATACTTTTTTATTGCATTGGCTGCACATTCAAACATCCTTTCGTCCAATTTTTGCCTGACTTCTGGGTTTTTATTGATGATGTCTTGCAGTGATAATAAGATGGTATCTGTGTTTCTAATAGTTCTGTCAACCATATTGCCGGCTATATGTGTTGCGTTCCATTCCTGATTCATATATTCTGTTAATATGTCGTCACACAATTCATCTGAAATTATATTATCGAAAGTCATAATGAAATCTTCCAGTACTGATGGTTTGAAGTCCTCATCAACAATTACGACATTTTCATTCATCACGGAAAGATTAAAATTTTCTTTTGTTGTATTTGTTTGAACTTCGCCACTATTTCTATTGAGTTCACCTCGTTTTTTATCAAACGTTGCCCATGACCTTGAACCTCTACTGCGAACATAATGTAAGAATACTTGCACATATTCTTCACCTTCGAATTTGTTTCTCCAATGTTCAGCTTCACACCCCAAATACATCATTGCATCTCCTGCTCTGAGTATTAATTCTACTTCTTCACCGTTGGGTTTTTTAATGTATATTGGCCAATCTTTATCACCATCCAAATGTAGTGTAAGGCTGATTTCACATGCATCTCTGTCGGTGTGTTTATCTAAAATATTCCCATTTCGATATACTCTACCGTAAACATACGTTGGTAAAACTTTTTCTTCCAAAAATTTACTAACTTCTGGTGTTTTTTCGCATAATAATTCTAAAAATCCTATAAAATTATATTCTGCATGACTATTGGGTACTTGAGCGTCTCCGCACGATTGTGTTTCATCACAATACTTTTTGAAATCACGGGCTAATTTTTTTGATTCATAGTTACTTATCAAATTTGGTATGAACAAATAATTGTTCTGTTCTAATAACGAATTCATTATGTAATATTCCTAGATTAATTAAACTGTTCCATGTTTGCTTCAAATGCTCTTTGAACTTTTAGTTGTTCTTTACTATATTTTGTTTCCCACACAGTCACACAATTTGTTGCCCATGTCGGTAGAACTTCTATGTATTCATTAGGTGATGCTCCTAAAAATTCGATCCAACCACGGCCGTTCATCCATTGGAGAGCGTGTACATTTTCTGGTATACCACATGAACTGAGGTCCAGGTCAATATAATTTTGCTGGTCCAAAAAAACCGTTCCATCATCAACTACAATTGTTAATCTATTAAAATTCATACGATAACTCCATTTTAAATTAATTTAATAAGATATTTATGCGTTCTTGGAAGCAACTATACAATCAGCATACAAAACATTAAATGACAATGATGATCCTCCACTAAAACTTAAACCCAGTGGTCCATACGGATGTGAATGTCCGCCGGCTGAACCAGCTGATCCGGTTCCTACTGTTGGTGTGCCTGATGACCAACGACCTGTTGTGACTGGTGCTGTGGTGCTCATGGTTGTTGACGGGTTGGTCCCAAGGCCAATCTTTGTGATGGTGTGCGTGTGTGCAGGCAATGTTGCAGCTGCAAGTGTCGTTGCACCGGTACTACCAGTGGCTTGAGTTGAACCTGATACGCCATATGTTGTTCCACAAACTGTTGAAAAATTAACTGAACCTCCAGTTGGTCCTCCTGATCCACTAACAACCCTTAAAGCATAATCGTCATATGTTGTTACCTTGGTCCAACCTGTCGGTGCAGAAGATTGGTTAAAAATGGTGACTGTTCCAGTTTCAAATATTGCCATGTTAATTTCTCTGAGCTCTAATTACATCAACGTATTTCACCGCCATATTTAATGCATTTCCTGTAAAACCTGGACCACTAACTGACGCACTTATGTTGTGATTATGTCCCAAACTACCACCTTCACTATTTGTTGATATTGTTATGATTGATGCACCTCTTGCGAATTCTGTTGTACCTGGTCTGAAATTTCGAATTACTGATGCTGGTGCATAAGGTATGGGATGCGTGTGTGACCAAATTTGTGCCGTTGACAATGTTGTGGACCCAGTTTGTCCGCCAGCACCAGTAACGGATCCTGATATTGGTCTTGATGTGAATGTGCTAGAAAATGTCGATGAACCACCAGTTGAAGTTGTGCCAGACACAATCCTCAATGTATAATCGTTTAAATCTGTTAATTTTGTCCAACCAGTTTGCGCTGTGGACTGCATAAAAATAGTAATACTACTGGATGGGATTTCTGCTGCCATTTTATTTTGTTGCCATTATTGTGTCTATGTATCGTATTCTCATATCAAATGAGTTTGCCGAAAAGGAACATGATACGGAACCTGATGTGACCGGATGTGAATGTGAACCTCCAGCGGCAGTTGGACTGCTTGTGCCTGTACTTCTATCCATAAGTGCTTTAGCAGCTGTTGTTCCTGGAGTTCCTGTACCTGGAGCCCACGATCCAACCGGGTGGGTGTGTGATGCTAACGTTGTTGTGTCGATTGTGGTTGCACCTGTTGTTGTACCAACAATGGATACACCAGTTACAGTACCGGTTGGAGTTATTGTGCTGAATACTGATGAAAAATTAACTGAACCTCCGGTCGAAACTGTTCCACTGGTTACACGCAAAGCATAATCGTCATATGTTGTTACCTTGGTCCAACCTGTCGGTGCAGTTGCTTGCAAAAATAACATTGTTGAACCATTATATTCATTTGGATCTTGGCCATCACCACCAACCACAACAAAACTTCGTGATACGGTGGTGTGTCCAGAAAAACCACTGGTGAATGCCGAAATTCTTGTCATTAAAAATTAACCGTATGTTGCTGATTGACCCAACACTTGAGACCAAGACGAATCTGTGCGAACCAAACTGAAGGAGAAAATTTCAACTTTGCTTGCTGTACCCGTAGGTGCAGTTGAGTTAATCCATTTTATGGTTTGACCTGCACCACCAATTTGTACCGCATTTGGTATATATGGTGTTGCACCTTGGGAAACAATTAGTGTTACAACAAATGTTCGGTTATCTGTTGTTGGTATATTTGTAAAGTTGGCAGTAAAGTTGGCTGCTGGTGTTGTGTGATAGAACACTGAACCATTATTAGTGTCGTGTGTCACTGTTCCGGTTGCACCAGACAGAGGAACAATTACATCAGTAGTTTGAAAGAATGTTGCTAATGAAGAAACGTTGATTGTTGGAACATTTAACGTTCCGGTCATTGTGTCTCCAGCCTTCAATACAGTATTGTATGCTCTGGTGTTTGCAGTGTTTGCCTGAGTGAATGCTGCATTTGCATATAGAGATGCACCAGCTGCATCTGTTGTTGCCGTATTGGCTTTTATAAAAGCTCCATTGGCATATAAGGAAGCGCCAGCAGCATTTGAGAATGCTGTGTTGGCCTGTGAGTATGCAGCGGCCACGGCCGTACCTAAACTGGTGTTGGCCTGTCTGGTCCAAGATGTTGCAGTGGTGTTGTATACATATTGTATACCATTGACCGTTGCAACCTGATTATTGGTTGGCGATGATGGAAATGCCATGTTATTCAGTTATCCATTGTAGTGTTTCTTCGTCCCAATGACACGGTACATTTTCTGGCATTGGTACTGGCGCCTCCCACAGGCCTGTAGTTGAATTTAATGTCCAACTTTCAAATAATTTTGGCGGAATAAAAGCATCTAATGCTGCGTTATATGTATAACCAATGCCAGCATAATTCTTTCTTAATGGTGTACCACCTAGTACATGTACGCCGCCGTGTGTGTTATAACTTGTTTGTATCCATTGTCTTGGATTACCAAAAAGGCCAGTGTCTATCACATCTTGTTCGATGACTAAAACTTGTGTGACTATATTGTTTTCATCTATTTGTGCAAAGTGACTCATGTATTACTCTTAGAATGTGATTGTTGCGCCTGATGTGTCTAACCAGAAACTGGATGTTCCATCATTTATATATTCATACAACACATCATTTGTTGTATTATACCATTGGTCACCTGTGTTGGCTGTCGATGGTTTTGTTGCGGCCGCAGTATAAACTATACCTGCACCGCCGCCTCCACCACCAGTATTTGCGGCCGCAAAGGCTGCATTAGCATGTAAGAACGCCGCTTGAGAATATGCTGCAGGAGATGCTGCGGTGTTTTGTGTTGTACTATCAGAAAATGTAATTGGTAGTTCGTGCATGACGAGACCGACACCATCTTTGAATCTTGCGATTTCATTTTCATATAGTATGCCACCAGTCGATAATATAATATCTCTGCCTGTTTCTGATGTAGACAACACCAGATTACCTCCACCAGTTTCGGTATTCGCACTCACATACACATAACCATCACCTGCGTGTTGTAGTTGGTAATCTGGATTATTGTATGTTGTGGAATTTATACCAACGTCAATGTATGCATCACCAGCCTGATTGTCGTTAGTTGCAACCAAATCTGTGGATGAATCGAAACCTGGATCAATGTTCTGTAAGTTAATCTGTACGAAACCATCGTAACTACCAGTGGCCTGGAAAACAGTTTGTTCTTGGAATGTGTAACCAGTGGGTACACCAGCATACAATGCTTGGAAACCACTGGCAGAATCACCGAAGAATTGTCCGGTGTTACCTGTGATAGTTTGTGAGATAACATTACCTGTGTACGTAATGTTTCCAGATACAGAAAGATCGCCTGTGATTGTGGTGTCACCAGAAACGGTTAAATTGCCGGTGATTGTGCCACCAGAGAGACTTAACTTACTGTTGGCTGCATCGAAGGCACTGTTGGCATATAAAGAAGCACCAGATGCATTATCTACCGCAGTATTTGCTTTTATGAAAGCGCCATTAGCATATATGGATGCAGAGTTTGATACTTCAAACCCCGAATTTGCCTTTATGTATGCTGCATTAGCATATAAAGATGCACCAGATGCATTATCTACCGCAGTATTTGCTTTTGAGAAAGATGCATTTGCATATAGAGATGCACTAGCTGCATC